CGCTGCGGCGGAAACGGAACGCAGCGAGCTTCCTCTACCCCGAGCGCCTGCTGCGGGTCATGAGCTGCTCGAGCTTCTCGGACAGCGACGAGGAGAATTAAAAAAACCGCGGCAAAGCCCAACGAAGTGGGTTTGACGCGGAGAGGAAGAGGGAGGGAGCGGATGTGGAGTTTTCGCCGCTGCGGCGGAAACGGAACGCAGCGAGCTTCCTCTGACGAAGAAAGGAGCAAACATATGGCTACTACCAAAACCAACGACGGCCGCGTGGAGCTCAGCGTCCCCCGGGGCGCGGAGCGGGAGGATCCCAACCTGTTCGTGGGTCTCAACGGCGTCAACTACCTGCTGCCCCGGGGCAAAAAGTCCAGCGTGCCCGCGGCGGTGGCGGCGGAGATCGCCCGCAGCGAGCGGGCCCGGGACGCCCTGGACGCCACCATGGACGCCCTGCAGAGGGTCAGGGCATGACCGCCGGGGAAGTGATCGCCCTGGTGGACGCCCTGCGCCCCAACCAGTACGGCGAGGAGCAGAAGCTGCGCTGGCTGCGCCGCCTGGACGGCCAGATCCTGGCGGAGCTGGAGGACACCCACGAGCCGCCTGATGACCAAATCGGAGCCCAGCGCCAGCGGGTCCGATTTGGAGAGGAAGAAGGAGGGAGCGGAGATGGAGCTTTCGTGACGCTTCACGGAAGCGAAATGGAGCGAGCTTCTTCTGACGACGCCTACACCGTCGACACGGAGCTGCTGGCGCCCTTCCCCTACGGCGAGGAGCTGTACACCGCCTATCTCTTCTGCCAGATCGACCTGCACAACGCGGAGATCCAGAAGTACAACCAGTCCCTGAGCCTGCTGGCCGCCGCCTGGCGGCAGCTGGCGGACTGGATCAACCGCAGCCGCCGCCCGAAAGGCGTCCCCGGCTGGAAGCTGTGAGCAAATTCGATCCTCGGAAAGCGCAGCTTTCCGAGACCAAAATCCATCCGAGCAGAGCCCAACGAAGTGGGTCTGCGAGGAGAAAGGAGGAAGGAAGAAGCGTATGCGCAGTTTTCGCGGCCTTTACGGAAACCGCGGAAACGGAGCGGAGCGCGTTTCTTCCGACGTCATGCCCATCTTTCCCACCCTCAGCCCGTCGAAGCAGACCCGGATCGTTACCGACGTGTTCAACGGCTACGACCACCGGCTGAAGATCCCCGACGGCTGCTTCTACGACACCGAGAACCTGTCCGCCCGGCACTGGCCGCTGCTGTCCACCCGGCCGCTCCGGGGCACCCTCACCACCCTCCAAAGCCCCGGCGGCCTGATCGGCAAGGACGCCCTGTGCTGGGTGGACGGCGGCGCCCTCTACGTCAACGGCGCGCCCACCGGCCTCACCGGCCTGACGCCGGGGCCCAAGCAGCTTGTCAGCATGGGCGCCTATGTGCTCATCTTCCCGGACAAGCGCTACTGCAGCACCGAGGACCCGGCGGACTTCGGATCCATGGAGGCGGACCTGACGCTCACGGGCGATATCGAGTACCATCTCTGCACCCTGGACGGGGAGATCCTCCCCGACCCCACCGTGGGCGGCGAGGAGCCGGCGGAGCCGGAGAACGCCCAGCTGTGGCTGGACAGCTCCGGCGGTACCCGGAGACTGCTGCAGTGGTCCGCGTCCCTGAACCTGTGGACGGAGCTGGCCGCGGTATACACCCGGGTGACCCTGCCCTCCATGGGGCAGCTGCCCCAACTGTTCCGGCAGTTCGACGGCGTGACCGTCACCGGATTGGACTTCGACGGCCTCAACGGCGAAAAGATCCTCTACGCCCTGGGCGGCGGGGAGCAGGAGAAGGACTGGATCGTGCTGGCGGGCCTGATCGAGGGGGCCAGCACCGCCTCGGGCACTGTCCGCCTGCGGCGGACGGTCCCGGACATGGACTACGTCTGCCAGTGCCAGAACCGGCTCTGGGGCTGCCGCTACGGCCACGACGGGGACAAGGTGGTCAACGAGATCTACGCCTCGGCCCTGGGGGATTTCAAGAACTTCCGCCAGTATCTGGGCCTGTCCACCGACTCCTGGACCGCTTCCCTGGGCTCCGACGGGGAGTTCACCGGGGCGGTCAGCTACCTGGGCCATCCCTGCTTTTTCAAGGAGGATCGCATCCACATGGTCACGGTGTCCGCCAGCGGCGCGCACCGCCTGGACGAGACCGCCTGCCGGGGCGTGCAGAAGGGCAGCGCCGCCTCCCTGCAGGTGCTGGGCGAGAGCCTGTACTACAAGTCCCGGGAGGACGTGTGCGTCTGGCAGGGGGGCTTCCCCCAGTCGGTCAGCGCCGCCCTGGGGGAGGAGCGCTACGACAGCGCCGCCGCCGGCTGCGTGGACGGCCGCTATTACCTGTCCATGCGGGACGGGGCGGGGGACTGGCAGCTCTTCGTGTTCGACACGGAGCGGGGCCTCTGGTACCGGGAGGACGGCCTGCACGTCAGCTGCTTTGCCGCCGCGGTTGGGGAGCTCTACGCCCTGGACGGGGACAGCGGCGACGTGCTGGCCCTGAAGGGCAGCGTGGGCACCCCCGAGGAGAGCCTGCGCTGGATGGCCGAGACCGGCATCCTCCACTATCAGACGGCGGACCGGAAGTACGTCTCCCGCTACAATCTGAGCCTGCGCATGCAGCGGGGGGCCCGGCTGACGATCTACCTGCGCTACGACTCGGAGGGGGACTGGGAGGAGAGCGGGCAGCTGTCCATCTCCGGCACGGGCACCGTGTCCATCCCCATCCGGCCCCGCCGCTGCGACCACATGCAGCTGCGCCTGGCGGGCGAGGGCGAGTGCCGCATCTACGCCCTGACCCGGGTGCTGGAGACCGGAAGCGATATGTGAGTTTTCAGTTTTGAGATTCGAGATTCGAGAATTGCGGCTTTGCACCGCCGGGGGCGGAGGAAGCAAAGCCGGAATTTCCGCAGCCGCCCGATTGGCGGGCCGAGGCGACCAAGCCCGGCCCGGGAATCGGCATGCGGCAAGGCGTGGCAGAGACGAAGGATGCGGATTGCCACGTCGCTTCGCTCCTCGCAATGACAGAGGGACCGAGCATCTCGAATCTCAAAACTCGAATCTCCCTCCCTCTGTCATTGCGAAGGCCCGCAGGGGCTGTGGCAATCCGTTCCCTTTTCCCCACTCGCCGTGGAGAACGATGTCCATTTTTTCTTTGCTTGTCCAAAGAAAAAGTGGACAAAAAAAGAAACGACAGCCGGGGAGGACCCCGGCACCCCCCCGGTGCAAACGGTATGGGGAGGTCGGATCATAGGTCGCCGCCGTCCGGCGTCAGAGGAAACTCGCTCCGTTCTGCTTCCGCCGGGGCGGCGAAAGCGCCACATCCGCTCCTTCCCTCTTCCTTCTTCCACACAAACCCGCTGGCGCTGGGCTTTGTGTGGAACCTGAGGGCCTGCCAATTCTGGTCTCCGGGCCACGGGGCCCTGCCTTGCTGCTCCCGTGAGCTGCGGGAGTTTACCACACGGCGGCTCGACCTACAAGTTGTTAGTTTCCCTTGCCGCAGCAGCGCGGTCTACCCCGCCCCCGGGAGGGGGTTTTCCAAAAGGGGGAACCGCCGCAGCGGTGCCCCCTCTTGTGCCGTTTCAATGAGGGAGGTTCTTAGGAGGGAAAGATTCCCCCGGAGGGGGAAATGTCTGCTTCGCAGACAAAAGGGGAGCGGAATCTTCCCCTCCTAAGGCGTTTTCTTTCTCCCATTTCTTTGTCGCCACAAAGAAATGGGACCTCCGGAGGAAACCAAGTCTGGTTCTTGAAATCCGTCCCTTTGTGTCGCCACAGGAAACGGTTCTTGAAACCCGCTCTCCAATCAAAAAACATCCCCAACGAAGGAGCACACCACTATGTTCGAATATCCCCCCATCTTAAAGGGCAGCGAGCAGCAGCAGCTGAGCGCCCTGCGGGACTACCTGGTGCGCATGGCCCGCAGCCTCGAGGCGGCCCGGGAGGCCGCCGACGAAGCCGCCTCCGCCGCAGCCGCCCCGACGTCCGCCGCCTCCGCCGCACCGGTCGCCGCCTCCGCCGCCGACGCCGAGGCCGCCCGCCTCAACGCCGGGGAGCTGCGCGCCCTGATCACCAAGACCGCCCGCCGCCTGGACACGGAGCTGGACACCGTGCAGCAGAACGTGGACCGGGTGGACGCCTCCCTGCGGGAGGACTACCTGGCCCTGTCCGACTTCGGCGCCTACACCGAGCAGGCGGCCCTGGCCATGACGGCCACCGCCCGGAGCGTGGTGGAGAGCTACGACTACGCCCAGCGCATCGACGCCCAGGCCGCCGCCCTGGACGCCCTGGACAGCTACCTGACCGCCATCCGGGGCGAGATCCGCCGGGGGCTCATCACCGACCCGGAGACCGGGGAGCAGGTGCTGGGCATCGCCATCGCCGAGAGCCTGCGCTTCACCGGCCAGACCCACAGCGCCGGCGGCCTGACCTACTACGAGCTGTCCCCCGGGCAGACCCTGGGCCTGTACACGGCCACCGGCTGGCAGTTCTGGATCAACGGCGCCAAGCGGGGCTGGTTCGACTCCGCCGACGGCATGCTGCACGTGACGCGCATGCGGGCGGTGGACAGCATCGACCTGGGCGACAGCTGGCAGCTGCGCAGCGCCGGCGGCCTGGGCATCAAATACACGGGAGGCTGAGCCATGGCCATCAACGTCACCATCAACGGCAGCGGCGGCATCACCGGCTGGTCCGGGACCACCGCCCGCCCCGGCGAGGACATCGTGGGCACCACCTACGACGCCAGCGTCGGCGCGGTCTGCGTGTGCCGCTACAAATTCACCACCGACGCCTACGGCGCCACCGGCATGAGCTTCCGGCTCAACAACGTGCGCTGCACCGTGCGCGGCTCCTCCGGCAGCGACGACAGCATCGGCCGCATGCGCTTCGCCGTCGGAACTGCCGCCGAGGCCTATGTGGGCTGCAAGGGCAACAAGGGCTGCGCGATCACGACCTACAGCTACGCCGACAAGTACGCGTCCGGGAGCCTGAGCGTGAAGCTGCTGCCCAACACCGTCTACTATCTGTGGATCTTCCCGGCCTCCAACTTCTCCGGGACCACCCGCTTCAACCTGGGCAGCTGCACCCTGAAGACCTCCGGCGTCTACGGCACGGCCAGCAGCATCAGCGCCGGCGACGGCGTCTTCGGCGGCGCCATCCCCATCACCCTGTCCAACAGCGTCAGCGGCGTGACCAACACCGTCACCGTCCGCTGCGGCGGCATCACCAGGACCCTGGCCGCCAGGAGCGCCGCCTCCAACTTCAGCTGGAGCCCGTCTCTCAGCGAGTACGGCCCGGCGATCCCCAACGCCAAAAGCGCCCAGGCCACCATCACCGCCACCACCTTTTACGGCAGCGCGGAGTGGGGCAGCCGGAGCAAGACCGTCACCGTCAGCTTCCCCGACGAGGCGGGCCCGGAGATCAGCGAGGTCCTGCTCAGCTGCGACAACAGCGGCACGGCGGCGGAGGGCCTGGACCTCTTCGTCCAGGGCTGCAGCCGGGCCCGGGCGTCCATCACCGCCTCGGGCAAGTACGGCGCGTCCGTCAGCAGCTGCGCCCTGAGCGTGGGCGGCGCCACGGTCAGCGGCGCGGCCTCCGTCCAGACCAGCGCGCCGCTGGCCCAGGCGGGGCCCCTCACCGCCCGGATCACCGTCACCGACAGCCGGGGCCTCACGGCCGGCGTCACCCGGGAGATCACCGTGGCGCCCTACAGCCGCCCGGTGCTCACCGACGTATCCCTGTACCGCTGCGACGCCGCCGGCGCGGCGGCGGACGACGGGAGCTGTCTCCGCGCCGCGGCCACGGGGCAGATCGCCTCGCTGGACGGGCGCAACAGCATGACCATGACCGTGGCCTTCAAGACTCCCGCCGGCGACTACGGCGACGAGACGCCCCTGCAGGACGGGCAGGCCGCGGTGGTGCCGGGGCTGAGCCCGGACCGGAGCTACACCGCCCGCATCACCCTCACCGACGCCCTGGGCAGCACGGACGTGGCCACCGCCGTCATCCAGACCCGGCGCTGGGCCATGAAGTTCAGCGCCGCGGGCACGGCGGCCGCCTTCGGCAAGGCCCCGGAGGCGGACAAGGTGCTGGAGATCCCCTATGACTGGAAGCTGGCCCGGCAAAACCAGGCCGCCACGGAGACGCACTATGCCCTGTTCGATAACGACAGCGCATGGACCGGCGCCTTGGGGCGGCTGGACGCTTCGGAGCAGCGGCTGGACGCCCTGGAACAGCGTCTGGAGATCGTGTCCCTGCGGACCTATACCCTCAGCGGCAGCTCGGCGCTGGCCTCCCAGGGCAGCACCTCGCTGTCCCGGACCATCACCCGCACCGCCGGCACCAGCGCGGTGGCCGTGCCCCTGAACAACGCCTGGGTGGCGGTCTCCGGCTCAAGCATCTCCGGCAGCACCCTGACGGTGAACTTCATCAACACCGGCACCGGCAGCCACGGCATATGGGTCAACGTGCTGGTGATCGAATACAAATAAGCGTCCGCCGGGCTCTGCCCCGGCGGCGCGGAAGGAGGAACCCCATGGCACAGTATGCCAGCGGCGGGATCCCGCTCAAGACCCGGGATCCCCAGAGCGCGGCGGATCAGGAGGTCAACGAGCTCTACGCCGCCATCACCGGCCGCAAGGCCTTTTCTTACAACCCCAACACCGACCCCATGTACCGCAGCTATGCCGACCGTTATGTCCAAAACGGCCGCATGGCCATGCGGGACACCATGGGCCAGGCGGCGGCCCTCACCGGGGGCTACGGCTCCAGCTACGCCCAGAGCGCCGGGCAGCAGCAGTACGACGAGTACCTGCGCTCCCTCAGCGAGGTGCTGCCGGAGCTGTACGGCCTGGCCTACCAGCAGTACAGCGATCAGGGCGCGGCCCTGCAGGACGCCTACGACATGGCCGTGGGCCGCCAGCAGACGGTCTATCAGCGCGGCCGGGACGCCCTGGCGGACCAGCGCTACGAGGCCCAGCAGGCGGCCGCCCGGCAGCAGCAGGCCTACAAGCAGCAGCAGACCGCCTACACGAACCTGGTCAAGCTGATCTCCACCACCGGCTATCAGCCCAGCGCGGCGGAGCTGACGGCGGCGGGGCTCAGCCGCGCCCAGGCCGACGCCCTGCGCCAGGAGTACCTGCGCGCCAACAAGCTGCTGCCCGCCTCCGGCGGAGGCGGCGGAGGCGGCGGGGGCAGAGCCGGGACCACGAGCACGACAAGCGCCGCCCGCACCGGCAAGGCCACCGCCGACGGGGTCACCGGCGCCACTGCCAAGCAGGCGGCGGCGGCTGCCAGGAGCGGCAAGTCCGGCTCCTCCGGCATCGTCACCAACAGCCGGGGCAGCTCCTACAAGGGGCTGCTGGTATGACCGAGCTGCAGCTGCGGCGGCAGCTCTGCGATACCGCCCGGTCCTGGCTGGGCGCGAAAGAGGCGGACGGCAGCCACCGGCCCATCATCGACCGCTACAACGCCATCCGCCCCCTGCCCGGCGGGGTGAGGCTGGGCTACGACGATCCCTGGTGCGCGGCCTTCGTGTCGGCGGTGGGGGAACAGTGCGGCCTGGAGCGGATCGTCTTCCCCCACTGCAACTGCCAGGCCATGATCGCCCTGTACAAGGCGGCGGGCCGCTGGGAGGAGCAGGACTTCGCCGTGCCCAGGATCGGGGATATCATCTTCTACGACTGGGACGACGACGGCACGGGGGACTGCACCGGCACGGCGGACCATGTGGGGATCGTCACCGCCGTGGACGGCGACCTGCTCACCGTGGTGGAGGGGAACAAGTCCGACGCGGTGTCGGAGCGGAAGCTCTACGCCGGGGCCCGCTTCATCCGGGGCTATGGCCAGCCGGACTACGCCTCCCTGGCCGCGGACGACCCCGCCCCCTCGTCCTCTCCGCAGCCCCCGTCCTCACGAATCTCGAATCTCAAAACGCAAAACTCTCTCGCCATTCCCACGCTCCGCCGGGGCGACAGCGGTGAGACGGTCCGGGCCCTGCAGCTGCTGCTGATCGGCCGGGGCTGTCGCTGCGGTCCCTGGGGCGCGGACGGGGACTTCGGCCCCGCCACCCAGGGCGCGGCGGAGAGCTTCCAGCGGGGCCACAGGCTCAGCGTGGACGGGATCGTCGGCCCCGCCACCTGGTCCGCCCTGCTGGGGCTATCCACTACAGGAGGTACGCAACCATGACCATCACCATCCAGAGCCTGGTCACCGCGGCGGCCCTGGCCGCGGCCGTGGCCGCGCTGCTGGGCTACTACAACCGGGGCTTTGTCTGGTTCCGCCGCCAGCAGAGCCAGGACGAGGACATCCGCGCCATCAAGGCCGAGCAGGGCCTGCTGACCTATGGCGTGCTGGCCTGTCTCAAGGGCCTGAAGGAGCAGGGCTGCAACGGCCCCGTCACCGAGGCCATCCAAACAATCGAGCGGCATCTCAACGACGCCGCCCACCAGTGAAAGGAGCACTATGGACTTTTCCGGCATCGCCGGCGTGACCGGCATCACCGTCATCTGTTATCTCTGCGGCCTGGCCGTGAAGCTTTCTCCCTGGGACAACAAGTACATCCCCCTGCTCTGCGGCCTGTGCGGCGGGGCGCTGGGGGCCCTGGGCCTGGGGCTCATGCCCGCCTTCCCGGCGGGGAACGTCATCGACGCGGTGGCCGTGGGCATCGCCTCGGGCCTGGCCGCCACCGGCGCCGACCAGCTGCTGAGACAGCTGGGTTCTGAGGATTGAGATTCGAGATTCGAGATTCGAGGGTACAATCCGAAATCCTAAAAACTAAAGACTAAAAACTGAATTACCCTCTTGGAAAAACCGCAAAAGATGGTACAATAGGGGATAGCAAAACACCGGTCCGGCGCGCGCCCTCTTCTCCGAGCGGAGCGCAGCGAGTTTCCTCTGACGCCGGCACCGGCATGGAATAAGGACGGAACCGACTATGATTTTCCTCGCTGTATTTTTGATGGTCGCCGTGTGGGCGACCCTGCAGTTCGGCAAGCTGGTGACCACCAACTCCATCCTGGAGTTTCTGGTGTTCATCCTGGTCTACGCGCTGATGCACCTGGTGTACCTGGTGGTCTTCTGGCTGCTGAGCCTGCCCTGCGACAAGACCAAGCCCATCGAGAAGCAGCGCCAGCTGTCCCGCATCGGCGTGTCCAGCATGTGCAGCGTTCTCTGCGCCTACTTCGGCACCAGGGTGGTCATGCGCGGGGTCAGAAAGGTCCCCGTGGGGGAGCGCTTTGTGCTGGTGTCCAACCACCGCTCCGCCATCGACCCGATCATCATGCTGGACAAGATGCATACGCTGAACCTCTCCTTTATCGCCAAGCCTTCCGTCATGGCGCTGCCCATGGTGGGCACCATCCTCTACCGGATCGGCTGCCTGCCCATCGACCGGGAGAATGACCGGGAGGCCCTGAAGACCATCCAGACCGCGGCGGGCTACGTGAAAAAGGGCATCTGCTCCATGGGCATCTTCCCCGAAGGGCACCGCAACACCGGCGACGAGCTGCTGCCCTTCCACCCGGGCTCCTTCAAGCTGGCCCAGCGCTCCAACGCCCCCCTGGTGATCGCCTGCATCCGGGGCACCGAGAACGCCAAGAAGTTCATCACCGACCGGCGCAAGACCGCCTATCTGGACTTTCTGGAGGTGCTGCCGGCGGAGCAGGTGAAGAAGATGAGCACCCAGCAGCTGAGCGAGTACTGCCGCCTGCGCATCCAGCTGGCCCTCTACACCCCCGAGGACGAGGATCCCACCGTTGAGGTCCAGTCCGTGGACGACGACGAGGACTACGAGGACGCTTACGACGAAGCCGAAGCCGCCGATGAGGCGGAGGACAAGGCATGAGGCGGGTGGCCCTGGTCACCGGCTCCAGCCGGGGCATCGGCGCGGCCATCGCCGCGGCGCTGAGCGAAGCGGGCTGGGCGGTCTGCGTCAACTACATCGAGCGGGCCGACAAGGCCGAGGAGCTGGCCGCCCGGCTGCGTGAGCGGGGCGGGGACGTGATCACCTGTCAGGCGGACGTGGCCGACCGGGCCGCGGTGGACGCCATGGTGGCGCGCGTCGAAAAGGAGCTGGGCCCGGTGAGCCTGCTGGTGAACAACGCCGGCGTCGCCCGGCAGCAGCAGTTCCAGGACATCGACCCGGCCACCTGGCAGCGGCTTTTCGCCGTGAACGTGAACGGCTGCTTCCACTGCAGCCAGGCGGTGCTGCCGCACATGCTCCACGAACACGCGGGGCAGATCGTGAACATCAGCTCCATCTGGGGCAGCCACGGCGCCTCCTGCGAGGCGGCCTATTCCGCCACCAAGCACGCCATCATCGGCCTGACGCGGAGCCTGTCCGCGGAGCTGGCGCCCAGCGGTATCCGGGTCAACTGCGTGGCCCCCGGCGTCATCGACACGGACATGGTCCAGGTCCTGGGGCGGGAGACCCTGGAGGGCCTGGCCGGGGAGATCCCCCTGGGCCGCCTGGGAAAACCGGAGGAGATCGCCCGCATGGTCCTCGCCCTGGTGGAAAACCCCTACGTCACCGGCCAGGTGATCACAGTCGACGGGGGCTTTATCATCTGATAATCCGACAAAAACAAAGAGGCGGCGGAGACCCTGTGTCTCCGCCGCCTCTCGGCGTGTATGTGGTTCACCCTCAGTCCGCGCGGACGAACACCGTGTCCAGCCCGGCGTCCTCCACGTCGTCCTGCCACATCAGCTCATAGGCGCTGTTGAGGGAAAAGCTGCCGGTCCCGTTTTCGTACACCGGCTCCTCGGAGTCGGTGCCGTCCTCGTGGAAGTGCAGGATGCTGTGCCGGGCATCCTCGTAGCGCAGAAGGTTGCTGCCCTCGGCCCTGGCCGTCATGGTCCAGACGTAGGTCTCCTCGGCGCTGCTGCCCCAGGTGATCAGCACCTCATAGCTGCCCTCGTCCGCGCCCTTGCGGATCTCGATGTTGCCCCGGCCGGCGATCTTCTCGGCCCAGACGCCCGCCATGTCGTCGGGGCTGTAGCCCAGGTCGTCCTCCGGGCTCTGGGCGGCCTCCGTGTAGATCCTCGCCTCGCCGTTCAGCTTGCCCTCGGCGATCACGCCCACGGTGTACTCGCCCGGCTCGATGGTGATGCGCATGACGCCCTCCGTGATGGTGCTCTCGGCCGTGGGCTCATCGGGGAAATCCTCGCTGCCCAGCACGCCCCGCATATAGCGCAGGCGGAGCTGCCCGCCCTGAATGGTCGACTCCACCACCACTTCGTCCTGCTCGCCCACGGTCAGATATCCCAGGCCGAGACTGCCGTCCGGGGCCTTGACCGCCGTGATGGAAATGCTGTTGTCATCCTCGGTGCTGACGCCGAAGAGGGGCTTTTCCCCGCAGCCGCTCAAAAGCGACGCCGCAAGCAGCGCCGATAGAAGCATGGCAAAAATACGCTTCATCCTGTCTCTCCTTCCGCCGCCCGACAGCGGGGCGGTTTTTTCTTGCGGTGGCATTGTACCACAGGAGCCCGCCCGCTTCAAGCGCCCTTAAGGAATCTTCACAATTGCGTCGGCCCTGTATAAAAGCTCCCGTTTTCAGGCACAATAGCAATACACCCATACATACAATGGTTTGGGCGACAAAACCCGGAGCGTGAACACACATGGTCAAACGAGGAGATATCTATTACGCGGATCTGAGCCCGGTGGTGGGCAGCGAGCAGGGGGGCATGCGCCCTGTGCTGATCGTGCAGAACGACACCGGCAACCGGCACAGCCCCACGGTGATCGCGGCGGCCATCACCAGCCAGACGGGCAAGGCCCGCCTGCCCACCCACATCAGCCTGTCCGGCCAGAGCGTGGGGCTCAACCGGGACAGCGTGATCCTGCTGGAGCAGATCCGCACCCTGGACAAATCCCGCCTGCGGGAGCGGATGGGCCGCCTGGACGAGAGCACCATGAGCGCTGTGGACAGCGCCCTGGCGGTGTCCTTCGGCCTTCGATGAGATTTGAGTTTTGAGAATCGAGATTCGA